CTTTGCTATTCTTCTAGCCCCCTCACATCTTATTCTCGCCTACTCAGCGAGATAGTTATGAGGACTAGAAGGTAGCGTAGGTCTTTGGGTATGGGGGTAATCCCCGTCACCCCTGGGCTATTAACCCATATTTGACGAGGCAGTTTGTCCCCGGTGCTGGCCTAAGAACCAGCACTGACGGATGTGACTTCTTTGTTGAATATTCGAGAATTAACTCCTTCGTTTCGGATCAGTTTTGCTGATTTGAGACTTAGACTTGTTAAGGCTTGAGACCGTGTTTTGATCCTGTCCGGCTTAAGACCCTTTAACTGAGGGAAAGGTTTCAAATCTCACGATTTGAACTTCTCCCAAAATGTTTTAGGCTCTTTTGTCGAAAGGATCGATAAGTCATTCCTTAGTTCGTCGTACTCTCTTTCAAGAGCACCAAGAACGGGAATACTTATTGACACGGCTGGATTAAAGCCCAGGGAATCAACTCCCGTGATAGTTCCCATCATCTTGATCTCATACTCCTTAGTGAACATGAAAGTTTTCTTTCCTGTTTCACTAAAAAAGAAGTTCCCTCGACCTTGGGATAAAGAATACATCGATGAAAATATCGGTTGTGTCTTTTCCACTGTAGATCGACAGAACTTCCGGAGTTTGAGAACTTCACGTTCTTTCTCAACTTGAACTACCTTCATCACGTTTGTTAAAAATGTGATGTTGGGATCGTTCAAGGGGCGTACGTGATCAGGGTCTGCTATTTCAACGAATTTCGATTGATATACCAGATCCTCACGACACCCGAGACAGAACGCGATGGCTAATTCCATCTTGTGAGTTAGATTATTTTGTAATCGCTCATAAGGTGTCATTAGACGGGTGATGGACTTCACGAAAGAGTTGAGACGACCTTCGATAAAAGGGAGAGGATATCCACGTAGGGGGGCGACATCCAACAGCACCGGTACCAATTGCTGGTACTGGTGTATTGTTGTATGAAACCCCTTAACTGGAAACCCACTCACATGTTGGTCTTTGAAGATTCATGTCTTGGCGAATTCGAAGAAGCCTTTTGCTTCATGAGATTTCGCTTCAGATATTGAAACTCCAATTTCCTTCATGATCCCTAAATATGAGTTAGCCAATTTCTTAGTTCGGATCACTACATCATCTCCCAATATGTAATAGTTCGATAGTGGGCTCCCAACTCGGGAAGCCGCTATCGCCATTACAACATGGTGAGCTAATGTAAACATGGCTCAAGAGCTCTTTGCACCTAGAGGTTGACCTGTGTTGAAAGACAGGTCTTTTCCCTCGAATGCAAAAGGTTCTTTAACCATTATCCGGACTCAGGAATCGGCGAAGTCTGAGTCAATCAGTCACGTTAGGACCATTTTCTGAATTTCTATCGGAAAACGGTCTGTGGCTGATTTCAGATCTAAAGAATAAATCTTCGATCTAGAGAACTGTCTCATTCCGTTAACCCCCTTCTGCTGATCGAAT